CGACTAATCACATTGTCAAAGTCAGCTAACACTTGAGGGTTTCCACCATCCCAAATATTTCCTCTTTGTTGTACAGAGTAGAATATACCGTCTGATCCAGCTCCTGTTTCTCCTGCTCCTGCGTTAGCACCTCCTAAAATAGTATCTGCTCCAGATCCTTGTTCTGCAGGCACTGCTTCAATCATTGCTGTTTCTAAGAAATCATCAAAACGTAATCTTGTTTCATGCTCAGATTTTAAATACCATAGGTATCCATTTGCTCCGTCTTCAGTTGTAATTTCAATCCATCCGATTTGAGCCATGTCAGATCCAGACACATTGTAAGTATCTTTAATGATAATAGGCTTGTTGTCAAATATAAAGTCATTAGCTTCAAGAGAACCTTGCATTCCTGCTGTTCCTTTTCTAAATTCAGATCCGTAAATAAATACAGTAACATCAGCGTTACCAAAGCCTGTTCCTAGAGATGTTATACCAGCTGCTTCGTAAAAGTCTGCTGTAAATTGACCTCTAGCTCCACCAGCATTGTTTACTGCACTAACAACTGCTTTGTTAGATCCTGATCCATCGTTTTGGACAACTACAATTGTTTGACCAACGCGAATAACTTGCGCTGCTGCTGCTGGATCTAGCACATCATTTACTTGAAATATAACTTGATTTCTTGGTAATGCTGCATTAGTATATCCTACTTGTGTATATTTAGTATGTAATCTACCTTGCTCTGCCCATTTGATAAGGTCAGAGTTAGTAGGCATCTCAGCACCTACCATACGTAGGAATGAAGAGATTGTTCTGTTACCATAACGCTCGAATTCTTTTTCGTAAGTGTCTGGTAAATATTGATTTAACCAATTGAAATCTGCGTTAGTTAAATAGTTTTGAGCTGTGGGAGTTCTCTCGGAACTCGGCGTTAGCGCAAACGTTGGTGCGGCTTTTACTTGTCCTGCCATGATTATAAATTTTTAATTAATATTAAGTTCTTTTTATACTTTTAATTTTTAGCCCATTGCTCGAAGGCGATGTAACTGATCTAACCTGGAATCCTCCTTTAGAACTAACCTCTGGTGTTGAACGCTCTGTCATATTTATATTCTTTGTTTTACGCATCACATCTTCAGTAGCACTAGATTTTCCTTGCTCATAAAAAAACTGAGCAAATTTTTCTGGATTCATAGCCATAGCTAAAGCTTTATGGTATCCTTCTGCATTATTCAAAAGTCCATTATCATCAATGTATTTATTTACAAAATTCATTGGTGATTCTTGTGCCTTCTTTAATTCAGATGCATTCCCAGGGTTAAAGTATATTTCGCTGTTATCTAAATTGAACTTAAAACCTTTAAATTCACTGTCAAATAATTCATCACTTTTTTTAACAAACCATTCGCTCTTGCGTGTCGCTTCTTCCTGTTGGCTTTTTGCCGTATTCACATATTGCTTATAAGATTGGTATTCCTCAGAATCGCTGAACGAGTTATCTCTTGACTCAAGAGGTAGCTTGTATTGTTCTTGCTGTTCTTTAAAAAACCTTTTTGCTTTAGCAATAATTTTTTTCTTTGCTAACTTAGTCTTCTTAATTACTGATTCATCATCTAGTTCCTCATCATAAACATAATCTTCCATTAAGGAATCAATGTCTTCAGGATCTAAACCTTCCTCTGTAATTGTCAAATACTCTTTTACCAAAGAGTCAGGATTAGCATTTGAGTAGTCTCGTTGTAATTTTACAAAATCCTCTATGCTTCTTCCTGTTTCTTTTTTATATTTAAAGTAAGCTGCAATATCTTCAGGCATCTCTGGCGCCTCTTCTCTTGCATTAATCAATTCATCTATAGAATTAATTTGCTTACCATATCTGTCTCCAATAAATGAAAGAACGTCTTCTTCTTTTAATTCAGAAGATTTTTCTTCTATCTCAGCTGTATCCGTTGTTTCAGCTGTATCTTTTGCAGCCTCAATAGGCTCTTCTTTTTTGTTTGATTCTTCTGTTGGTTGATCTTCAAACTTTAATTCTTGTTGGGCTTCATGTTTTTCTAACAATTCTTGCTCCACTTCTTGTACTGATTTTTCTTGAACATCAGTCATTTCACGTACTTTAATTTCCATTTGATTTAGATTTGATTTTATTAATTACAAAGTTATATAAAATATAAACACGTTTTTGGCTATTATCTAGGCTCAAACTCAGCTAAATCAAAGCCATCTAAACTATCTTCGTTAGACTCAAAATTTTGAGGCGGTAGATTGTTTTTCCTTTGTGTTATTAATTTAGACTGCTCTGTGTTTTGCTGACTTATTCTTTCGCTCTTGCCTTTGTCTCTAGATTCTTCTCTTTGAGAAAGAGCCATACCATCCATACCACGTAGCTGCAGGTTATAATTAAACTCTTGTTGCATTAGTTGACTTTTTAATTGAGCCTCAGCTTTATTGCGCTCAATTTCTAACTGAACTTCTCCTTGCTTATATTCTAATTTACCTTGAGTCTCAAGTTGTATTGTCTGCATTGCTACTTGAGCCGCCATCTCTTGTGACTTAAGTTGCTGTTGAGCCATCATAGATTGCTTTTGCATTTCTCTTTTTTCGTCTTGCTCTTGCTTTGACTTACGCTTAACTTTTAAAAGTTGATTAGCAAGTTTTAGATTTTTAATCTCTCTAATATCTATAGCGTCTTCTAAATTAATATCTCCTTTAGATAAAGCCATTTGAATGTTTTGCTCCAACATTGCCTTCTGCTCTTCATCTGGAGAAAGTTCTATAAATACCCCAAAGTCATATATGTATAAATCAGATATTTCACCCAATATGCTAACATTATATTTCCCTATTTTATTTATAAAGTCTTCTTTAAAATCAGAATACTCTAAAATATCAGCAACCCTATACGTTAACGCTTCTGCTAACGTACGATATATGTAAAGACTTCCGTCTAATATATGTCGGGTAGCTGTGTTTGAACTTAATGCCGCTAATTTCTGTACACCAACTAACGCATCTGAGTTAGGTGTTGATCCATCTCGTGCTTCGTTTAATCCTGTTACAGAACGAATCATGTCTAAGTAATGATTATAATTAGAAATAAGCATTTGTGTTTTAGAAGCTCCTGAATTACTTGTAAGCTGTTGTATTGGAACTCTTCCTTGATTATATTCACCTTCTTGCGTATAACTTCTACCTATAACACTACCCGTTTGAAAGTATAGTCTTAGTGCATCTTCTGGATTATAAGCTGCTCCAGTACCTAAGTCAACTTCATTTAAACCATCGGCGTCTATATAAACTCCGTCAGGAACAACTCTCGCTATTACTTGTTGAAGTTTTAAATGAGTCATTTGTATCAAGTCCGCAAATGGTATCATACGTCTAACTAAAGATTCAATAACACCTTTATACATTCTTGGTGCTGATGCCACATAATTAGGCATAGCGTGTTGAGATGAAGATTTAGGTCTAACCATATTTTTAGCTAGTTCCCATTTAAGTATAATGTTTGTACCCATAACCATCACACCATCATACCATACATCTATAGTCTTTTCAATTTTTTCAAAATTTCCTTCCTCAAGCATTTCTTCCGGAGGATTAAAAGTGTCATCTTTTTCTATCATTCTAGTTCCACCACCATCATTTATTTTTTTCTTATAGACCATTTTTTTTGTAGTCTTATAATTAAAATACATTAGGGTGCAAGTGTCGCGATAGAATATATCGTTCTCATAATATTGAGCTGTATTAAAATAGTCAAACCAGCTTTGGCTATATTGTGATATTTTTTCTAAATCTTCGTTGTCAAGGTCTGGATCTATTTTTATTAATTCCCCTAAAGAAACTGTTTTAATTTCTCCCCAATAAAAACAATCTTTAAAGTAAGGATCTTCAGTATAACTATAAACCACGTTTGCAGGATCAACATAAGATATTTCTACTCCTGAACCAGGGAGAAACTCATGTTTAGCCATACCAACTCCTATAACCATTTGATCGTAGTCTATTCGTTTACGAATATCCTGATAATGATTTTCAGAAAACATAGTATCTATAGCTTCTTCCTCAGCGATTTCAATTGCAGGTTTATAGTTTAGATTCATATACAAAGAAAGCTCTTCGTCTGTTGCAGGCAACTCATCAGGATTCATTATAAAAGGATCAAAACCTGTGTTTTTTTGAACTGTTGACAGAATATCTTTAGCGGCCATCTGACCTTCTACCATGTTCTGATACTTACTTCTTTTAGCTTGTGATAATGCGTCTTGAGCATAAGCCTTCACTTTAAATAAACGATCTTGCATTCCATTAACAACAACGTCTACAAATTTAGGAAGTATAGGTACGGGAGTCCAATCAAGATTTAAATAAGACAAATCTCCATCTACCGCTAACTCATTTTTATATTTAGCAATAGATTGTTCTCCTCTTGCATAAAGTCTTAATCGATTAAAGTCTCTCCACTGACTGTAGTATCTACTGCCACTTGAGTCCTTTCTAAACCATTCGTATTGTATTGCTTGTCCTATCTGTAATCCAAATTCCTTGGTTGCTTTTTCTGAGTCTGATACAAACTGACTTGGAAAACCTACAGATGAAATATTTATCGTTACGTCTTTCATCTATTTGATTAATTCACTATAATTACCGCTATTAGCATATCTTGCAAAGTTAAGATTTATTTTGCTTTGTTTTTGTTCAGGTAAATATAGGTTTTTTTGATTTGCCATAATTGCTAAACCTGAGCTTATACTCGCATCAAACTTAGTTCTATTGTTAATGTCGAACCTTGCCCACTCATCTAAAGACCTAGTAAAATACATTGTTCCAATCTCCGATGAATCTCTATATGCACCTGTCAAATCCATTCCTATATGCTTTTCAATATAAGACTCAATAGCTGAGGCGTGTGATTGTTTTACATCTTCCGAAGTGTTGGGTATACCTCCTAGTTCCTTTTCAGTCTTTGAAAGTTTATTAAAATGTTTATCGGGTCTATTCATACAAAATCCCCGATAACCTCTATTTTTAAAGTGATATAAAAGCCTAGGCTTATTATTCTCTATAAGTATGGGCATACTAAAAAATATACAAGCCATCAATACTTCTTCAAAAAATATCTCTGCTGTCTGTGGTCTTGCCACATACTCTAAGAAAAATTCATTGCTTGGCGCTTCTTCCATATTAAATTTAGTTAAACCATGAAGAGCTCCATTAGATCCACGACCAGAAACTGTTCCTGATATATCATATGAGTCACAGCCAAACGCTCCAATATGTTCATTAACAGGACTATAAGATCCGTTCTTTTTATATTTTAAATTTGTAATATTTTTATTCGGCATCCATGATACTCTAAATCGTCCTTTCTTGTCAGGAGAAAATATAACCTTGGTATCCTTTACACCGTCTTGCCAATAAAACTTTCCTCTAGTAACATGCTGTTCTATTATTAACGAATCATTATAATCAATTTGCTGATAAATTTTAGTAAGATTAAATAATGATGACTTGCTCTCATCTCTAAAGGCGTGTGACTCTGTTCTAGGAAACTGTCTATAAAATTCATTTAAAGCATCGGCATCATTTTTAAGAGAGTCTACTTCAGCTTGCCAGTAATCAATAGCGCCATTGCTAATCATTTCATCATCAACACCCAATATTTTTTCTTCGGGTTTATGCAAAACGGGTAAGCCATGTTTATCTATAAATCCTTCCATGTTCCATTCCATAGGCACAAACAAAGAATACATTCCACTTTTAGTTTGACCGTTACTGTTACGTGTCAAAACATTAGAATCTTCATAAAGTTTTTTAAAGTTATCTCCCCCTTTACTTAGCGCATTTGAAGTTGATCCCATCATACACTTACCGATAATCTTACTACCTAACCTTAAACAAGTTTTAGTAACCCTCCAGTTATTTAAAATATTATTAGGCTTTATCCATTTACCACTTTCATCGTGTACTAGTAGTAATAGTTTCTCCCCATCATAGGAGTTTTCATCTGTATTCTTCCAGTCAATAGTGGTATCTAAACCATAAAGTTCGTCATTAACATTATCATACATATTTTTTTTTGTAATCTTAGAGGCTGGAATCCTAAAGGCAAGCTCTGTCTTAGGTTTATCCATACCATCTTGTATAGGCTTAAAGAAGAAAGGTAGTCTATTTGCTATAGGAACAACCTTATCCGTAAACATTTTCTTCGCATCTGCTCCGGTCTTTGATAAAATACCAACCCTAGAGTCTTTTACCAACGTTCCTGTGTTTACACATTCTGACGATCCCATAAATGAAAATCCTGAACGCCTTATTTTTAAATACACTAATCCGAAGCACCTATTATCAGCCTTGCACGCTTCCCAATAAATAAAAAATATTCTATTTGCTTCCCTAAAATCTGGATACCCTATATCAATACTAGTCCACTGCAAGTACATATAGTGTGATCCCGTCATGTAAATAGGTTTACCTTTATTATAAAACCAATGACCATAATCTCTTCGATCAAACTCCGTCTCAATATAATCAACCCATTTGTTTTTGAATATACTGACCATTTCATTCCACTGAAAAATAGAAGAAATACGACTTAATTCTTTAGGAAGATTTTCGCGTTGCCAATATTGATCTTTTTTTTCTTCTGATCTTTTGTTGATTTTTTCTGGAGCTAATGGCAAAGCTATATATAATCCATTAATATTTATAATGTCTCCTATTTGACCTGACTTAGATATAACAACCATATCATACCTTTGGCTATAGCCATATACCCATGTCTTAGATTTATTTTTAGTTGTAACTACATTTTTAGGAACAAGATTTTTTACAACATAGAATAATCTATTTTGATCGTCTTTCAGCAAAACCTTGCTTTGATTGGACTTTGTTTCCATTGCTTTGATTATTAGTTATGTTTTCTTGCTCTGTATCAATTTTATTTAATATATCAAAAGCATCGAATATTGCAAGTTTTTTTGTTGCTGCCGCATTCTTTAATCTATCAGCTGCTAACTCATCCTCTGGGTCATGCTTTATTATATCTTCTTTTGCAACCTTTATTAATTGCTCTACAGCTTTTTTACCAGCTTGTATTATTTGTAATTTTAAAAGATCTGAACTCATGTTAAATTATTAGTATAATATTCTTTATTAAAAGTGTGATTTCTATAGTCAACTAATATTTCCTCTCCTTTTTTTATTTTTCTACAAGCTACTGTAATCATGTCAGAACTATTTTTTATACACAAAAATTTAGCATTATAATCTGGACTATGATTTGTATATCTTCCTAAATAAGTTCTTTGGTTATCTTTTGAAGCATATCCAATAACTTTATTTTTTTCTACTTCTTTATTAATAAATAAACCGTTGCCGTGTATTTTAGATTTATTTAATGTATAACACTTATTCCCATCATCTTTAACAACACCAGCTTTAGTTTTAAATTCAGAACTTTTTAGATATTGATTCAATACAGTTTCATCTATATTATATTCTTCTAACATATTCTCCCAATCTTTTTTTGCTTTGATTATTAAATTTGTCACAGAATCAATGTTATTTGGTGATCAAACATTCGGTAAAGCTTTTCTCCGTCTACCTCAAACTCATATTCACTATCTGGTTTAAAACATATACTATCTCCAGACAATACCCCTTTAGATATTAAATAATCATTTGGATATATCATCTTCCCCATCAACGGTTCTTCTTGTCCTCGCTTAAATATAAAAGAATCTTGTTTTTCAATAGGTTTCACAAAGCAATATCGGTCATGGCAATACCATTTGTCGTCTTGCTTATACATATAGAATTGATCATTATCTATAAAAAATAAATTATCCTTAAAATAACTCTTCCCACTTTGCTGACGACCCTTCATGTCATTGTAAAACTTAAAAACATTATGATGAACAAGAAGTACGTCTCCTTTTTTTATCGGTCCTGTATATTTTAGAGGAACCTCTATCACAATACCTTCTCTATTAGAAACCTTATAATCCTCTTCTGAAGAGCTCGTAATAAAATCCACACCTGAGATATCCTTAGAGTTATTGTACCGCTTCCCTTCTAAAGGTTCTACGATAAAGTAAAAAGGCGATCTCATTAAAAGTTAATGTTATATTCTATTGACACGGG